CAATATAAATTACGTTATCTTTTACTTGACGTTTATGAAAGTGTCCAGTGAATACATAATCTTGATTCTTGAACATATTGCCTTTTAACCCACCGGTGTCTGGCATTTCTATCATTGCATTGAGTTGAAATGTAGGTAACTCTAAATGAGCAAAGATGTATTTTGATTCTAATCTGGGAATTTTCTTCCATTCGTCACCGACTAACCATGGAACAATACCAACATTACCCTCGACTAGTGTATCTCTGACTAAGACCACATTAGGAAGGTCGTCAATGAATTCCATAGAATTCACATCACGTGTTTCACGGTAGAATAGGTCGTGATTGCCCAAGATGACATAAACTTTATTGAATGCTTTGCTTAGTCTACGTAGACCAGCAAGACTATATTTCATCGTTGATATGTTTAGACTTGACCTGTTGTGGTGCCAATCGCCTAAGAATATACAAGTTTCACAATCTCTTTTCTTTGCGTCCTCGATAAACCAATCAATGAAATCTAAACAATCCTCATTATGTTGTTTTGCGTTGTTCTTCATACCCCAATGGATATCTGTAAAACAAGCGGCTTTCTTAAATAGGTTATTAGTCATTGTCGGCATAAATCTCTTTAATGGTTTCTGTTGGAATAGCATCGTCTGTAATTTTTGTTTTTACGACTTTCTGCCAACGCTCCTGAGATTTCATTTCGTGTGCAAGTTGTCTTGTCCAACTTGGTGCCTGGCCTGCTTTTTCCAGCAAGTCATCACGAATGCCTTGATTTTTCTTTTCTATATTAAGTACACGAGTGAACGAATTGTTTACTACCGTTGTGTAGTAAGCAAATGGATTATCACTCTTGTCTTCGTTAAATTGTAGTCCAATTTGTGCTAATTGGAGCAATGCTTGTCCTCTCATTTCATCAATATATGTGTATCCTCGCCAGTTTGACCTCTGAGAGTATCTTTCTACTAGTTTGATATACATCGTTGCCAATACGGCTGTGATTTTACCAGCACTTAAATCAAATTCTTTCTCTTTGTTGTAATGTGAAATCCCCACTTCATTGATTTTCTCGTCTGCATAAGTATAGTGTTTGAATGCAGGAAATGGTAATTTTACCTTATGGTCTGCTGGTGTCTTTGGGTTTGCTTTACGACCTGGTTCATCGGGTATGTGGTCGAATCCCATTACACGAAATATAATCTCGTCTTCCGTGAAAGAAGCAGGGTCAACTTCAAAATCTACCTGTTTCTTCTTTCTATCCTCATTAGCATCCCAAGCCAATTTCTGTAAACGTTTTGCTTTATTTTGTCTTGCTTGTTCTACCGCATCAGGGATTTCGTTAGTTGAATACAGTATCATATCATGCTGGTGATGTTTATCTCTATCTTCAAACCAACAATAGTTTGACTTAGAGATATGTATCTGTTTCAACATATCCTTGTTATTTAAGTAGTTTTGTCGTCTTGCCATAGTTTATTCTCCTAATCTTACAACAATTATAACATAAAAACTTGACGGTTGTCAAGCATATAAACACTATATATAGTAAAAAGTTACTGGACCAGAAACTTCGCATATAATACAACGATAAATACTGTTATAATGATTTAGGAGTAAAAGACATGGCAAGTCCATATTATACAAAACAACCAGTATACTTAGAAGACCCTAGTGGTAGATTCGACAATATCTTACCGTATGCAGAAGAACGTCTAGACAAGTTCGAAGATTATGAAGGTCCCCAAGGTAGATATACTACTCAAGAAGCAAAGAAGAAGTTGAGAAAAACAAGACTTAATTTTCCGTATACGCCCACTACTTCTATAATCAATAGTGCAAACTATGGAGAGTATGTCATGACTCATAGTAACTTTCAACAACGTGCCTTTGAGAGCCATACAAATATGGAAATCAACATAACCGCACCAATGATTGTGAGAGATATTGCAGAAGCCGAATATGTATACAGAGCATCAGTGTGGATTAGAAGTACAATGAAAATGTCCTGGTTGAAAGACGATAATCCTGGTATGCCACCACCGATATTGCGATTTAACGCACACGGAATATATGAAGATGTACCTTGTGTTATTCGTGACTTTACTTGGAACCTAGATTCAGATATAGATTATCTAGAAATACCAGACCCGACACCATTTTGGTTTAATCCTAAAGATGAAAGAGGACAATTTCTGAAGAAATTAAAAATAATAAGAGTACCAGTTACGAATATGTTTGTACTGACATTACAAGTCACACACTCACCTAAGAGTATAAGAGAACACTTTAGTGTTAAAGATTATCTTAAGGGTAACTTAAAGAATAAAGGTTATGTATAAAAAGGACTAAAGATATGTATAAAGAAGAATCACCATGGAATAGAACAGCAATCATAGACGATACTGTACTAGATATAATGAAAAAGAGGTTTATCTATAGAGACCCATACGATGAAAGTTACACTATACCTCAAGAATTTGACGAACGTCCAGACTTGTGCAGTTATGAGATGTATGATACTGCAAAGTATTGGTGGGTATTTGCTACTAGAAATCCAGACATTATAATTGACCCTATTAGAGATTTTTCTGCAGGAAAAATAATAAAAATTCCAAGCAAAGATAATATTAGTAACATGGCGTAAAACAATGGATAATACTGCAACGACTTACCTAAAAGACCTCGTAGATAGTCACACATTCATTGAAAACCCCCTTGATGTATTTGATTCCTACACCTACACCTTAGAGTGGTTTGTATGTGACCGTGAAGCAACGAGAAAATTCTCTTTAGGTGAAGCCTTTGACATGAGTGACATTATTACAAATGCTTGGCCAGGAGATAGTGACAACTATATAACAATAGCAAAAACTGGAGTTACCACTGAGTTCAATATAACTGACTTAACAGTAGATTCTGTAGGTGTGGGCAATGGCGATTACAGCAAGATTGCTGGAACGGCATACAGAGTAAATTTCACTGTAACACAAGTTGGAAACACAAGTCTATCAGATAGTTTGCAAAACGTAGTTGCACTATGTGGATTTACTGGAATTGGTAATGCTGAGTATTTTATTAAAATCAATTTCGTAGGTCATAATGCAGATGGCGTAGAAACAAAAATCAACCAAACAAAAGTTATACCATTTAAACTTATAGACTATCAACAATTAAACACCACTTCAGACGCAAGAGGAACAACTACAGTACTTAGTGGTCAAGTACCTGCTGATAAAGTTGTAATGGATAGTGATGTTTCACTCATTGAGCATCCCTTTGAATATCCCATTGGTGATACTCTAGAGGATACTTTAAACAACTTCTTTACGGCATTAAACAAACAGATTGGTGATAAAAATACAATGCTTAAATCAGAAATGAAACACACATATAGTTATGAATTTTCTGAACAGATGAAAAAAGATGGATTAACTGCAGGTAGTATGAAAGGTGAAGGACTTTATTATATTAAAACCACCAAAACCAAGGATGATAAGAAAACTAGTGTTGGAACTATAGAATCAAGAGTAGCAAACCTTGAAAAAGCAGATACAGATAAGGCAAAAATAAATACAAAATTCGAAGCAGGTAGACATGTAGGGGGCAATGTGGCCGGTAGTCATATCTACACGATATTAGAAGAAATATGTTTTCATTCTGAGGGTCTTAAAAAAGAAGCAAGAGAAAATAAGCCAAGTATGTCAAAACTTCCTAAAATTACTCCACATTTGGCTATGAAAATTGGAGGATATAATCCAGTAAAAGGAACACAAGCATATGATGTTTTATTTTATATAGACTATGAAAAGAAACTAGTGTATCATAACATGGCAGATAAATTCAACAAGATGAGAAACGCAAAGGATATAGTCCAAGGAATATTTGATACTGGACATGTAAATAAAAAATATGATTATCTATTCACTGGAAATAATGACCAAATATTAGATTTTAATATCTCACTAGATGCTGAGTTAACAAAAATATACTCAGAACCAGAAGATTTGTATGCCTATGAATATTTCAAAAAAGGAGGATTGGAAGGCTTAAATCTAAATGAAGAAGAAAAGAAAATGATGGATGCTGTTGGGAAAGAACTTAAAGATGACCATGAGATATTTCAAAGAGACTCAAATAATAGTAAGAGTGCTATTGCTAACCTTAAAAATGCAGAAGAATCATTAAGGCTTGATATCATCAATGCTATTGGTAAAGGGAATAGATTTGAGGCTCAAAAAGTTGAAAATATGACGTTGGACCAACTTCTAAAATATATTGGTGACCCAATTGATGATGTAGTTGTAACAAAATCTAAAAAATTATCACAACATCCTAGGGCTGTTATAAATCGTGAAAGAGATGCAAAGAATGCCAGACTAGAGGCAGAGGCAGCCGACCCATTTAGTGACGTGAAGAAAGAGATTAATTATGGAGCAAGGCTGAAGGATAGAGAAAGCCTGAAAGATACGATTGCAGAGTTGGCTGAAAAACAGAAAAAAAGCGATACTGCATTCAATGAGAGCAGAAGTGAATATACAGACCAACTTAATGATATAATGGCTACGAAAATCAATAACAAGATTGAATCAGGACTTAGCCAGGCAGGACAAGCAGTATTTGAGAATATTAAGATGAAGACAGTTATATCTAATGGAAAAAACTTGATACTTGCAGAAAATCTAGATAGAGACTTCATTAGTAAACTATCTAATGGAGATTTCGAAACTATACTTGCATCACAGGCAAGCAATCCAATTACATTTAGAAGATTAGTTGGAAATACTGCTGATAATGTCACTAATAAAAGCCAAGTAACTTTGACCTCTAGCACAACATCCGAAGATAAGGCACATATTACAATGGCAAGAGAGAAATATTACGAAGCAAAAGGTGGAAGACTGAGTATGAACAAAGCAGACATGACTATTAAGGGTGACCCTTTTTGGTTAGAAGGAAACTCGCCACCACAAAGCAAGAAAAAGATTTTTGGTAATAACGGTTCCTCGAAAGAGTTTCATGAGGTAACTAACATAAATGGGTTCCCACATCTAATACTGAAATCTGGAATAGCAAAGGGTGTTGACGAAAATGAAAACATGATGACTAGAACTATGGTTTTTAGTTTATACATAGTCACCACAATAACAAGTACTTTTAGCAACGGTGTGTTTCAACAGTCATTACATCTGGTAAAAGTTCCTGAAGCAGAACATTTTCCATCTGAGACTACCAAAGTTAAAGTGCATGAAGTAGATGATAGGAACTATCCTAATATACACGACGGAGAGCCTATCATTGATTCAGAAGCAACCGGTCCTATAGAAATCGTAGAAACGAACAAAATAATTAACGAACATATTGGGTTGCACAGTGGCGAACCGGTAATAGTGAAGATTAAAGATTATATCATAAAATCATTAGGAGAAATGAGAGCGGCGCAAATTGAAAAAGAAAATGAAAAGTTAGATAACAAAACAGAGAGTATTAAAACCAATACCACCAATATGGTTGCAGGAAATCCTCCAGTAATTAACTACACTAACGATGGAATTATTAGACAAGCAGAGGCGGCGCATTATATGGAAAAAGTTAAAGGGATAAAAAAACAATGCGAAGGCGGAAATCAAAGTGTTTGTGACCAATTAGAAAATTCTAAGAATGATATATTAGCACCGTTTGGACTAACCACGGATGATATAGGAAAGTTATCAACAGCAACGACAATGAACAATGCGATTAATAATGCAATAGCCGGTGGGGCAGTCGTAAGTCAATATGAAGTTGCAATGTTGCAACATACTGCTGGAATTCCTCTTAACATTACAGGACATGACCCAGAAGATATAGAACGAATAATCAGAGATTATACAAACGAAAGAACACCAACGTATCATTTTAGTTCTCTACCATTGGGAGCAAGTCTAGACAATGCTATTTTGTCTGGCGAATCGCTACTTAATGTCGAAGAAACAGAAGATGTAAATATTAATACAGATGCTAAAACGTGGGATGAGAAAAAAGCATATGACGACCAAATAAGATATCCAAATTCAAACAACGATTGGAAAAATACTTATTGGTTTAAAGAAAAAGTTAATGAAATAACAGACGAGTCTTGTCCTAAAGAAAAATTTAATCCAGATACAAGAAGACTAGAATGTACAGGAATTAAAGAAGGTACTCTAACTGATGATGAAGTAAGTGCAATAAATTCTAAAGTTGATGAACTTGATGAGATTATATTTGCCGGCTCATTAAGAGACCAGCATGGTGCTGGATTAATACCCGAATTACTTGCGGAACAATATCTATGGACAGATAATGCAAATGAAATGCTTAATAATCAGTTAGATATTAAAGAATTAGTTCTTAATGTTACAGATAAGGTTTTAATAAAAAATGCGTTAGCGGACAAAATTAATTCTTCTGTAATGTTAGATGGACTTACTGATGACGAGTATCAAAAAGCCACTGGTTTAGTTAACGATATCAATGCTATCAATTCATCAGCAACAGATGGAAGTCATCGTAGTGACTTGACTTCGGCTGTACATGTTGGTAAACTTCAACATGAATTAGCGACCTTATCAGCAGACGCAACTCTATCCAACACAAATCTAGATGGATATTATTTTGATAGTACACATCGAGATGTAGAAATTAAAAATCTAGAAGAACTTGAATTACAGATGGCAATAAAGGACCTTACTCTACCAGCAGAAAATATGACTAATGTGGCAACTATGGTAGATTCTAATGGAGATACAACTTATATTCCAATAAAAAATCCAGTTGACCAAATTGAGGTCGACCAAGCACCAATCTTGGTGAAAACAGACATTAACACTGCGGATATTATATTACCGGGAAGTTTAACAAACTCAAGATTTTCCAAGGATTATGTAGGAGGTGTTGGTTGGCGATATGCAATGCAGAATCCTGATAAGGTTGACCAATATAGAGAGGCTAAAAAGATATACCAAATATTAGTTAGTAGTGATTATGGAGACATGACTACTGTGACTGACGATTTGGGACAGAATATTCAAGTTAAAGACTTTAGTAACATTGGACCAATTACATACACTGATGCAAATGGAGTCTCACAAACAATTAGTAATCCTAGTGCATATTTTGGCATACATACGACTACATACAATGATATAAATCCATCATATGCAAAAGACTATAATGTTTTAATGGGAAAAGTTGCAGATTTATTTCCAGATATCATATCAGGACAAAAGAGCCAACTTATAGATGGTAAACTTCCTAAAGATAATGATGGGTCGCTTATGTTAACATTAACAGGTGATAAATTTTATATCGACAAGTAATAAAGGAGAAAAATATGCCAGGTAGAGGAAATTCATTAGTAAATGCACTTAACAAAGAGAAGAACTCATCAAAAGTTCTTGGCCATCTAGGAAATGGAGTATACAAGGCTGTTGTTATTACGGAAAACTCACTTGGTGAGAAATTTATTGACCCTACAGGACAAGGCATTATAGCCGCATATGTTCCTGCACTAGGAGATAGTCCAGACGAGCCAAGATATTTTAGACATGCACAAACAGGTGCATTGTTTAATGTTCCAGACAAAACAGGCACTACAATTCTTGTGTTCTTCGCTGATAATGGTAACTTAACAGAGGGATTTTGGTTCGCAACATCAACCGATATAGTTGACATAGTTAGTGGTGGTGCTTCTGGAAAAGGTAAAGTTGATGGAAGTGGCTTGGGTGAAGGTCTTTTTGCTGACACACCAACAATGAAATCACCAGAAGACCAACACGATGTAGAACTGGATGCCGAAACATTACCAAACAGTCCAACAAATAAGATAATTGCTGACCAAGGAACATTTAGTGATACTCTAAGAGGAACAACAACTACAACTCCTCGTAGAGATGCCGCATATGACAGAACACAGCATTCTAAAGTTATGGGAATTAAATCATCAGGTGGGTCTTCTTTTTCTATAGATGATGGAAGTGTCGGTGAAGATGGAACAATTCATCCTGAGCAAATAAGAATAGTAACTTCTTCGGGTGCTGGAGTTATATTAGATGGCGGAAATGATTTTATTTACGTTGTTAACAGTTCTGGTTCTGGATGGGTAGAGATTGGGGCAAGTGGCGAAGTTATGGTATATGCAGAAGGCTCGTTAAATATGAGAACCGAGAAAGACTTCAATGTTCGAGCCGATAAAAATATAAATCTTGAAGCAAAAGAAAACGTCAATATTAAGAGCATCGAAGGAAATACTAAAGTTAATTCAGATAAAGAAATACATTTACGAAGTAAAGGCAATACAATGTTACAGACTGAATCAACTCTTAATGTGAATGTTGGAGTTAATGGTATTGTAACAACTGGTGGTAAATTGCACTTGAATGGTCCAACTGCACCAGAATCAGAACTTATTCTAGTTACAGAACATCCAGATATGCAAGATTTAGCATGTACAATAGTTAAAGATACTATTGTATCTGAAATGCCAACACACGAACCTTTTGTTAGACCTCATTCTAAAAAATTATCAACAAGCCAATTTGCAATAGATTCTGCTAGTGATAACGGCTTAGCAAGAGCAGGGATGCCCAGAAGTTCTTCTGGAAATCCACATCGATAGGAATATTAGACTATGATATATGATAAACGAAAAGGTTCATTACTAAATTACATTCAGTTACCATTGCATGTTATAACTGAGAATGGTACATTTTTGGGAACAGGATATCATACGAATGGTAATCCTACATATATACTATCGCATGTAAAAGTAGACATGGTAGATATAAAAGATTTGACATTCTCGTCAATGAGCAAAGATGCAATTATATTAGATAATAAACCCACACTCACAGTTAAAGATAACATAGTTGGATATAATTATAAAATATCTGATACTGAGATAAATTATGGTTATATTACTGTTTCGTCTACAAGAATAGATATCACAACCAATAAGATAACAAAAGGAATGGCAGATTTTATCTTAGAGAAACAATTAAGAAATATTGGTAATGTATTAGAGAGATTCGTTAAAGTAAAAATTTCACAACCACATTATGATGCATTATTGTATCATTTCTTTAATGAGGGGATTGACACTATAGAAAATAGTTCGATTGTTGCACTTATAAATGCACAAGACTGGTACTCAATAACAGACGAAATTCAAAAGAATATAAAAGAGAACGGAAAAGTAAACGAAACACTAGCAAGTCAAAAAATAAAAACTGCTAAATTGTTTAGTTTTGTTCCGGGATTTTAACGACTTGATATAACTTTATCTGCTAGACCAAATGCTACTGTTTCTTCAGCATCCAAGTAATTATCACGTTCCATCGCCGCAGTCAATTCATCGAATTTCTTTCCAGCAGTATTATGAGTTACATAGATTTGAGTTAATCTTTTCTTCATTTTCATAATCTCATCAACTTGAATCTTCATATCTGTTGCTTGTCCACCTGCACCACCACTTGGTTGATGTATCATAGTGCGACTGTTTGGCAATACATGTCGTTTTCCTTTAGCACCAGCCTGAGCAAGTAATGAACCCATTGAACATGCTTGACCCATCACAGTAGTTGCTACCGGACACTTAATAAACTGCATTGTATCGTAAATTGCCATGCCAGAGGTCACTGCACCACCCGGTGAATTGATGTAAAAATGTATATCTTTGTCTTGGTTTTCTGCTTCTAAGAATAATAACTGGGCACAGATTAAGTCTGCCTGATAGTCATTGATATCATTAGTCAAAAATAAGACTCTTTCTTTTAATAAACGAGAGAAAATATCGTAACTACGTTCTCCATTAGTTGATTGGTCTACGACCATTGGTACTAGATTTGGCATAAATTATTATCCTTTAGTATAATTAATAGTATTATTTAGTACTATAATAACAGAATTGCATCCATTTGTCAATCTAAAACTACGAATATTAAGAGGAGATAAATACATTTATAAATAAACTACAGAGAAAATAAAGTTATGCCACTATTCACAGGTTTTAGTACCAAAAATACAAATGCGATAAATCACGAGTTGCATGATAAGGACTTGGTGATTGAGGACCTTATGAATCATATCATGACCCGAAAAGGCGAACGAGTGATGTTGCCTACTTATGGGTCAATTATTCACGATATGATGTTTGAGCCGCTAACTGAAGAAACAACTGAGTTGATTGAAGAAGATTTAACAGACATTATAAATGATGACCCGAGATGTAGTTTTGTTAGCGTAGACATTACTGACTCGGACCACACAGTAAATGCTATGTTACGACTTAAAATATTGCCATCAAATGAGCCAATAGAGTTGAGTATAGACTTAGCAAGAGAATAACAGAGAGAATATTATGAGCCAAGAACGTACAGACAATTTATTCGCAAGTGAGAGTTGGACAACAGTTTATACTGCTTTCACTAACGTTAGTCTTAAGGCATATGACTTTGATACGATTAGAGCGGCCTTACTAGAATACACATCAAAGACCTATCCCGACAAATTCAATGACTTTATAGCAAGTTCAGAATTCATTGCAATTTTAGATTTAGTTGCATATCTAGGACACAGTTTAGCATTTAGACTAGACATGAACACTAGAGAAAACTTTATGGATACTGCTGAACGTAGAGCAAGTATTCTTCAGATGGCTAAAACTTTAGGATATAATAAGACACGCCCAATTAACGCAAAGGGCTTTATGAAGATTTCAAGTGTCACAACTACCGAAGATGTATTAGACAATGAAGGAGTCACTCTTGCTGGAAAAGTTATTAATTGGAACGACAGCAACAATATAGACTGGTATGAAAACTTTATCAGTATCTTAAATTCTTCTTTCTCTGGAACTACCAAAATTCAAAATCCTACATCTAAATTAACAATCGCAGATGTAGAACATTCTTTGTATGAAATTAACGAAGATGCAAATTCAAAAAATATAAACTATCCATTTTCTCCTAATGTAGGTGGAAAAACTAGAGACTTCGAAGCGGTTCGTGTAAAGATTGATGTGGCATCTTCAACGATTTATGAAGATGAACCAAATCTAAGCAACAATTTTACAATTATAAATCGTAATGATAATCTGGGCTCTGCTAGTGACAGAACAGGCTTCTTTGTCTTTGCAGTTGCTGGAGTATTAAATTCTAAAGATGAAAATTACACTACAACAATCTCAAACAGAACACAATCGATTAGAGATATTAATATATCAAACTCTGATGTATGGATACAAAAACTAGATTCACAAAGAGACTACGCTTCAAGTGTAGTAAAAGTAGATAATGATACACGTGAAACTGCAATTTATAATGCTTTACGAACTGGCTCTGGAGACCTTGTAAGTGTCAACTCAATAGAGAACAACGGAATTGAACTACAATATCCAGATGGTGTGTTTGGTAATGCCGCAACTGGTGTATATAGAACATGGTACAGAACAGTAGACAATGAAAACTTTACTGTAAACGCAAATGATATTACAAATCAAGTCATAACAATTCCATATACAGGAAGTGACAACAGAACATATAGATTAACTTTAACACTAACAAGTACTATAGATTTCACTGAGAACTATTCTGGCGAAACTTACGGAAGTATACGCAGAACTGCTCCAAGAAGTTACTACTCACAAGATAGAATGGTCAATGCACAAGATTATAACGTATATCCATTATCTCTTGGAACTAATATTGTTAGAAAAGTTAAATCGGTAAATACTTCTTTTGCAGGCAACTCTCGTTTTTATGAGATGGATGATGTTCTCGGACATCACTCAAACTTAAGTGTTACTGGTTCAGACGGCTCATTATTTGTCGAAGATGAAACCATAAAGATTCCATTAAGTTATAATAAATTACAAGGTAACAGTGATAACTTTATAAGAAACGAACTTACTAAAGCAATAAAACATCCAAGTTTTTTAAATTCCTTTTTTCACAAATATAGAGGAGATGTTAGTATTTTAGTTCCTTTAGCAAGGAACTATACATACGATACTAGTAATCAGATGAAGATTTTAGCACCAACAGTTGCAAACGTTGTAAATGAAGGTGATATTTTTGAATTATTATCAGCATCAGGAAAAACCACATGGGCAAAAGTTATGGAAGTCTCAGGAACTACTTATACACTAAACAAAGCAATCCAAGAAAATGGAACTATTGTAAACGTAGTAAGAGGATTGAGAACTAAATTTACAGAAGCAGAAATAACATCAATAAAAACTAAAGTCGATAGTGTTAGTGAAGAAACATTTACAATAAAATATGCAATAAAAACAGGTGAAACAAATTTATGGGAATGGCAATTACATACGATATCAGGAACTCCAACAGAATGCCATGTAGTGTTTAACTACAGTTCTGGTATTAGAGACAATGAATCAGAATATGTAGCAACATTCACAGGTAAAAAAATAGCATTTGAAAGTAGAGACCAAGTCAAGTTCTTCTATGGTAACACCACAGACGTAATTGATAATGAAACTAACTTATCAACGAGAGATGCAATATATCTAAACTATCTAACAACTGGTGGAACTAGTTCTGGTTTTGGTACCACAACAGGTGACGCAATTACTGTAGGACAAGCACCAGTAACGAACTCATCAGTATATAATACAGTTGGTGCAGAATTTGATGCTGAGTTTCAATACACTGGAGCAAGAGAATCATATGAGTTTGCAGAAAATTCAGCAGTTGGAGTTTCAGGCACAGCATATACTCATTCTTTGATATCGCCAGATGGATTAGAATATCCATTACTAGCATCACACATAATTGCGCCAACGTCAGCATCAGGTAAAATTATTGGCGATGCTACAGATTTAGGAGACGGCATAGACAAACTTCAATTAAGAATTGATGACTTGTCAACAATAACGTCCTTATCCAGTACTATAGGATTAGACAGTCCAGTTACAGCATCTTCAGAAACTAATACTTCTCTGACAAATATTACTATAAATTATGAAGGTGAACCTGGAGATATAAAAACTTTAGCAAACGCAGACAGTTCTTTTACAACTATCAGTACTAGTGACCTTACTACTTTTGGCTTTAAAGGAAAAATATCTTTAGATTATTTTAACACGGCTTCTGCAACTAGCAATTGGGTTTTTAGAGACAACTCTGATGCCGCAGAACAAAATGATATGGTAGTAACTTATGCATCAGGAATATCAGAATATACATTTGTGTTACCTTGGCAAACAACATTCCAAATCAACACACTTGACGATGACATAGATTTCAAACAGTATGCTTATGGAGAATTCTCAATAACAAGTGCAACTGCACTTACAACTAGTAATATACTACTTAGAACGGAAACTGGAGCATTTATTGATGCCGCCCACACTACAGTTACAAATACTTCAGGCAATACATATAAAGTTATTTTCTGGACATATGCAATTTCAGTTGGCGACCTAATTGACGTGTTTGTTGGTACGCCGACAACATTAACTGATATTGCAGATTACTCAGTGAGAGTTAAAGCATCATTTGATTTAGCAACACAAACAAATACAACAACAGCAATATATAAGTCTATGGCATCATATGTATATGATGATTACTTGACAGGTGCTGGTTATAAAGATAATACAAAAGTTAAACTATTCGCATCAAATGTTGATGACCATCCATATAGTATTCTGGATATTACTGCTAGTCAGAAGATTGTATTAGAAAGTTATATAGAAAATAACATAACATACGAAAGAGCATCAAAGGTTGCAATAGCGGCCGCACAAGATTCTGGACCAACAGTCCCAGATGAATCAGTACCATCAACTGCTACATTGTGGTTTAACTCAACAAATAGTACATGGTATAAACGTATAGGTGGTGTTTGGAATTCAAGTTTCACATATACAAGTGCAGGTGGTGATGATATAGTATATAACACAGTTACTTACTCAGTAAAAGAAGGAATAACTTTCGTTGAAGATAACTTTGCAAGTTTCAGATGGGAACATTATGCAGATGTAGACAAACGAATAGACCCTAGTACAAGTAACATTGTTGACATGTATGTATTAACTTCAGATTACGTAAGAAACGTAGAAAAATGGATAGCAAACAACTTTACAACTTCTATGCCAGTTGCTCCTAATAACTTTGAATTATCAAAAATAATGGACACAATTGAGCCTAAGGCAGCCATCGCTGACCACGTTGCTTATATTCCAGTAGAGTTTAAATACTTGTTCGGTTCATATGCTGAAGACGAGAATCAAGCAATATTTAAAGTTATTAAAAGATTAGGTGTAGGTTATACTGATAGTGAAATAAAAACAGAAGTATCTAAAAAAGTAAATGAATATTTTGCAATTGATAACTGGGACTTCGGTGCTACATTCTACTTCTCAGAACTTGCGGCATACTTACATAAAGAACTAGGAGATTATATTTCAAGTGTAGTAATTACACCAAAATATTCTTCAAATGAATTTACAAACTTATTAAGCATCTCATGTGCCTTAAACGAAGTGTTTATGGCAGTGACAACATCAAACGATGTAAAAATAATTACACAATTGGCACAATCTGAATTAGTGGGCGAATAACATGGCAAAGAAGATTTATGACTTTTTACCAGGGCACCTGAAGAATAGCGAGTTAGAAACAATATTTGACACAACACTTGACCGCGCCTTCTCTTCTGGTGAGATGGAGAAAACAAAAGCGTTTGTTGGTAGAAAAGAAAAAGGAATATATAAAACTAGTGATATATATCTTTCTTTCCCATCAGAATCATATGCAAGAGACAATTACGGTTTAGAACCAACGTTCACAAACAGAGATGCAACCGACAGCATATATTATGACGACCTACTGAATGCAATCTATAATAAAGGTGCATTAACAAATGACCATAGACGATTATTTAAAAGTACTTTAGACACTGTTTCTCTACCAATAGACTTAGACAAATTTGTTAACTTCAGTATGTACTATTGGGTATCTCCTGGATTTGATGCTTCAATTACTGGCTCAATCAACAAACATTATGTCACAATAGACAAAGGTGTAGGTTCATGGTGGGGAAGTAATAACTCTTGGTATCATTATGATGATATCAAATCACTAATTACAGATTCAAACTTTACAAAAATATCACAAGCACTAAGACCAATTATTGAATTCGACAAAGATATTGAGTTGAGTGATAAGGCAGTCGCAGTTGGTGTAGATGTAACTGCAGGAGCATTTGTAGTTGGTACAGAATATATAATATCATCTCTCGGAACAACAACGAACAACGAATGGAATAGTATAGCAGGAACCCATTCAATTAATCCATTGCCTACTTACGCAGTTGGCGATACATTTACAGCAGTAATACCTGGTCCTGTTGGAACTGGTACTGCATGGGCTAAAGAAGGAGAAATACCAACATTCAAATCATACAATTCAGATAACACATATGTAAAAGATATAAACATATTTCATTACGTAATTGGTGCTAATTATACAACAGACACAGAATTAGGATTTAAACCTAAACTAAAAGCAGGCGACTACCAGAGTGA